GCTGGCTAACCCGCTTCCGCGAGGTTTTGACTTGCGTTATGTTTTAGTCCCCCATCCGAGAAACTTAAATTAGTTTACTGCCTAATATTGTGGTGTCAATGACTCACAAGCCGTTTTGCTGTAAACGTGCCATAGCTTTCTCGCGTGGAGTTGCTCCAGTAGACAGAGTGCTCGGCATACCATTTGGCGACGCAGCTGGCATGGATGCACCGGCACTACGACGACGCTCGACAATTGACTGAGCTTGTTGTAGTAATTGGTTTTCCATCTCAGCTACGGCAGCGCGTAGGTCAAGGTCCGGGCGGTTAGTTGCAGCGATGATTGCAGCGTGTGCCAACGGAGTCTCGGGCTCTAGCCCTAATTCGCGCAACGTTTGATCGATCTCGATCGTGTGGCGCTGGACTTCCTGTTCCTGCTGATAAGCAGCTAACTGCTGGTTAACGAGCTGAGAAACCTGCTCGGGCGTAAGGTTTGCCGCCTCGCCTTGGGCTACTGCGTTGTTAACAACCTGTTGCTGCTGCTGGCCAATGTATGAGTTGAAATTGTCACCGGCAAGCGTTTTAGCGTTGTCGACCATCCACTTGATTGCAGCGTCTTGGTTGCCCGAAGCCCATGCGTCGGCAAATTGCTGGACGGCCTGAGCGTCATCCGGATGCATGCGGTCAAAAGTTTGACGAATTGGCTTGTAGCGCTCGCGCTCTTTAATGCGGTCCTGGACTTCGGAACGGTACCGTTCCTCCCAGTTAACATCACCTTGCGATTCTTCAGCTACCGATGCTTCTGCAGCAATTTCTGAACTGAAATCCAGGCCTGTATCAGACCCAAAATCCGGGGTATCACTCATTCTATCCTCCTGTTGTTGGTGCTTGTGGTGCCGGAGCTTCCGGCATTGGTGGTGGTGCAACGGCCTCAGCCGGAGCTATGTTGCTAGAAAAACCTGGTTGGTTTCCTACCAAAGCTTCTGCGGCTTGACCAGACAAACCGCCAGACAATGTCATCGCTTGTGATGCAGTTGGCTGCATGCCTTGATTCATCATTGCTTGCGCGTCAAGTGCTGCCTGGGTATCCCCCATAAGCATTCGTTGATGAGCCATAACGTGCAGGTCAATAATTTCCTTAATAGACGGATCGGCAAGTTCGTAAGCCGGCGACTTCCGCTCGCGGTTATGTACGTTGATATGAACATCGTGAAGATCGAAATCTTCAGGTACAACCGGTACGCCTTGCATAATAAGGCCATTTTCCCATTTAGCTTTAGCAGCATCAGGGTCGAGCTCGGTAAGGTAGCTCTTTGGATCAGGAAGGTCCAACATTCGCGCAAGCGCCATAGGATCAATGTTTTGAAAGGCCTGCGGAAAGCGATCCGCAAGCGCAGTAAGGATTGATTGCGTTGCCAATTTACTGCGTGGACTGGTTGCATCAAGCGGGACAACAACTTTTGGTTTTTCATCGATGTCCTTAGCGCCCCAAGAAATCTCCAGTGGCTGACCGTGTTCGGTGATAATTGTTTGCTTGCGGTTAATACCTGTTGCCTCGGCGTTCATGCGGTAAAGCATCAAGGTCATTGTGGCAATCATCCCCCAACCTTTAGCTTGGTCGCGTGCCATAGGCCCAAGTGGCGTGTCGTCTTTTTCTGCCAACAATGACAAAGCAAGACCGGAGTTGCGGTCGCCAGGGGCTTGGCCTCGGGTAGTCGAGTGCGTATGGAAAATGTCGTCAAGTTCCATTTCGAGCTCGGCTGCTTCTGCGCTGATCCAACGTGGAACGTCAGGAGCTGTTTGCCAATGCGGCTCTCCCAATTCAGCGTTGTATTCCAAGGTGTCACCCGGGTCGGTGCTGACAAAGTCGGCATCGTCAATAGAACCCGATGGAATCATGAAACGCGAGTTTGCCGCCTTACGCATGTGCTCCATAATCGTGCTGCGTGCACGGTTGTATGCGTATTGAATGTCTCGAGCTGGGGTGAGCAACGTGTGCCCGACCCAAGTATTCGGGATTTTCTTTTGGCGGAACAATTGCAAGTTGAGGTGCTTGAACGGGAAAGGCCACTCATCCTCTTGCAAAACAACCTTGTTATTGACAACGTGGACCACGCAACCCGGCGAGTTAACGGTTGGTCGTTCAAAGTAGATGTAGATCATCGTCGTGCGAGGCGGCTGACCACCAGGGCGACGAGTCATGATCGATCGCGCGCGACTGCTCATCATTGCTTCAGCGTCAGGGCTTGGCAACCAATCCAATTGGTAACGCTCCTGGACTTGTTCGGGCGGCAAGCTTGTGCACTTGATCCAATAACGTGCGTCCATTGGGTCCTGAGTACCAGGCTCGAGAGTAAACTCGTTAATGCCAAGAGGCGTAAGGCGTACTCCACCGGTAGGAATAGGAACGCCTGATTCCATGTCGGTGTAATATTCTTCGCCGTTATCGGGGTCCCATTCAACGGAGACTGCTGCCGCACCACCAAACAATGTCTGCAAAACGGCAACTTCGCGAGTAAGTTCCCAGTCGCGTTCGTGTTGTTCAGCAATCAAAAGCTGCTCTTGCAAGCGCTGGCGACGCATCGACGAGTCGTCGGTACCTTGCGGCTGTACTTCGAAGAAAAGCTCTGCGCGGATCAAACGAGACAAAAGGTTGCCGGTACGTGGGCCAAACTTGTCAACAGTAATGCGCGTGCTGCGTTCTGCGTCGTTGGCGTAATCCAACTCCTGCAATAAGTTGCGCGTGAAGTCCCACCATACCCATTGGTGGCCAAGATAGTAAGAGCCGTTCAGCCAGTAGTCGCGGCGTTCTTTGACAAGGTATTGGTCAGCCTTGCGCCACAAATCTAAAACTTCAATTGGTTCAGGTGGGGACCATTCTTTCATGGACCTACTCCTTCGCTAGGGGTACGCCATGTATGGTACGAGGTTTTAGAATCATTTTCACTAACGTCTTTTTTCTGCGATTTCTGAATCTTGGTATTAAGTTTCAAAAACTCAGCTGGGCTTTTAGCAATCACAAGAAGAACCAAACGCTTGTTCTCTCGTAACAGGTAAGCAGTAAAAATAAGATTTGCGCATAAGACTATGGACAAAACTATCATTTAGAACCCTTAGGTGGTGCCACCTTAAATTCTTTTAGATCTTCTGCTGCAACGGGCACATCCGTGGGAACGTGACGGTTAACGTCTTTGAACACGGCAATTGCCTGTTCCAACTCAGCTAAACGCATAGACAACTCGACATTGTGCTTGGCAAGGTTGTCCATTGTTTCCTGCATTACACCAAGCGTCCCGGCGGGCTTCAGCTCGATATTGCGAGCAGACTTGACCATGTCGGCAAAGTTGATGGCGCAATCAGCGCATACGTAGAGTCGTCGGTTTGCGCTTGGGTTTGGATCTTCCGGCGCGTTCTGCCAATCAAGGTCATACCCTGTATCTATGGTTGGCAAATTCGAACTATTGCAAAATGTGCAACAACCCGGCAGATACATATATTGATCAACTACTAGCACAAACTACCTCCATATGTTTTTGCGCTTTCCTTCTCGGTCTAAACGCTCTAGGAACTTTTGGACCCTTCCTTCAGCGCCCGGTTCATACTTTCTTTTTTCTTTCTTTGATAACTCGTATGGCCGACAGCCTAACAAATATCTTAGCGCGTCAACAGCATGGTCCTCGTCCCGGCTGTCTAAATCTTCAATATTGTGACTGTCGTGTCTCATTAGCGGGATAGTGCGGATTAAGTTTTGGCAATTGCTAAATATCTTCAAGCGCACCTCTCCGTCAACGGGGTGGGGCATCATGTATCGGCGCATGTTCTGCCATCCGCCAACTCGAGCATTTTTAGCGCGTGTTACTACAACGCCTTGGGCGTTGTATTGAGCTGCAACAGTCGTGCCCAATCCTGCCACGTTAGAGAATGTGGCTGGGTCGATAACAGAAACAGCAATGTTTTCAGGCTTTCCGTGTTCATTTACACTCATTTTCTTTACTAGGCGGGCTTGCTCAGCGGTAGTCAGGTTCTTCTGATATACCTCTTTGTATATATACATTGTTCCGTTTGAAGGGTCGACCGCACCCCAAAGGCAGCAAAACGGGTTTGCTGTACCAAAGTCGATGCCGCGGTACTTTTGCCAAGTATCGGGTATTGCAAACGGCTCGACGATGTGGCGCGACCGGTCAAACTCACCAAAGTACTGGCCGGAGAACGTGTCCCAGTCTCCCATCAGTTTTTGACGACGCTCCATTTCCGGGAGCATTGACAAGTGCTTTCGGTAACCAGGGTCCACAAACGGGTTATCCATTACGGTCGACGGCACAAATGCGGCAACCAGGTGTTTATCGGGGTCGTGGTCTATCTCCAAGGCCTTAAGTTCCTCAAGATCTTCGGGCAATTCAACAAGTCGGACGATATCGGGGTTTTCGAAGCCATTGCTCACGTCGTAGACGATTGCTTGCCTACCGTAATGCGAGGGTGTAACAAGCATCTGATACAGGAATTGATGGCCTTTATCACCAGGGTTCGTGGCAAACATAACGTGTGTTCTCACGCCGGCCTCAACCATCTTGCGACTTGTACGCAAACGACCGGACAACATCAACATTTGGTATGAAGAAAACTGCGTAGCTTCGTCAAAAGCAATAAAGTCGTATTCTGCCGACATGAACTGGCTCACATCTTCGTCGCGGTTGCAGTAGCCGTATTCAATGATTGATCCGTTTTCGTACCACCAGGCCTTAACGTTGTCGACTGCTTTTAATGCAGCCTGCACCTTGACCTGCGCATACCGTACTTGCGTTCGAATAATGAGACTTCGCCGTAATTCGGGTAACGATGTACGGACGAGCAAACTACGATGTCCGGGAAATGCCATTGACAACTGGTGTGCATGATAGGTAATAAGCTCGGATTTTCCTCCTCCGGCTGCTCCTCCATACAAAAGCCAGTCAACCTTACCAAGTAGGGCGTTTGCTCTTGTTTGGCGCTCGTTTCCAACCAAGGACCATGCAGAAAGATCTTCTTCAAGAAGTTTGAGATATTCATCTTGCTCCGTTGGACTTAAAGCTGCAAACTCATCATCAGTAAGCAGGAGTCGTTTATCAACAGTTACGCTCATCCAGCGTCACCGGCAATCGCCCTTAATCCACCTTCTACGCGACGTTTTGCCTCAAGTTTCAGCTCCTCAAACCGGTTACGGCGTTGATCGGGGCTTTCACTCTCTTGGCTCGAGGAGATCGTCGTCGGTTCTCCCATTTCCAAACGAAGGATGTCGTGCCATACTTTCGCCACTTTTGTGGCTTCTTCGGCTGACTTTACTTCCCATTCTCCCCCAAGAACCCGCAGTCCGTGGTCCG